GGGAGCGGCAATTTCAGCCGCAGAGTACGAGGAGCTTTTGGCAGAGCGCTACCGGGATATGGCAAAGTTCAGCGCTGCATTTGAAGGTTTTGATTGCCTGCTGTTACCCTCTACCCCGCAAACCGCAACCCCCGTCTCGGAAGTTGACGAAAACAAGATTCCCATGTCGCGTCTTACTCGCGCGGGAAACTATTACGGCCTTTGTGGACTCAGCCTGCCTTACTGGCAACAGGTGGAGAGTCTGCCGGTCGGGATCCAGATTCTCATGCGCGGCGGCGGCGACGCACGATTGCTATCGGTCGGCTTGGGGATCGAGTCTCTCTTGCCGCGAGCATCCCCATTGTTCAGGTGAAATGGCTTCCCTGATCCTGAAATATAATTCCCTGTTCATTGAAAAATATTCCCTGTTCTGTAGGTTAGGGAATTTCACGAAAAAACATGGCAACTACAATCGGTTAGCGCGCTTAGAATCGTCTCAAAACCGGCTAAATACCGAAATTTCCCTGTATTTTCTCTGTTATCAGGGAATTTCTTGCAGAGATTAGTTCGCAGCAGACTGTCTCCACCGCCACGCAGTCAGCCCCAACATTGTCGGTATCGTAGTGCGCTGAACTCTGTCCGCAATCTCAAGGGCTTGTGGGGATAGTGGGCGGTGTGTTCCGTCGCTTTCTCTGAGCAATGGCCGCTCTTTCAGGCGGTAGATGGCCGTCTTTCTCTGCGATGTCTTTTGGCGGTGCGCTTTGGCTTTGGGGGGGCCCTGTTCCAGGCGGCGTTCAGGCCGGATTCCCTCGAGAATCAAAAGCCTTACGCTGGGTCGACCAGTCCAGCGGAATGCCCTGCTGGAGCTCCTGCTGCAGGAGGCTTGGTGAGGCGTCGCCGCGGAGAACCGCCTCGACGATGTCGGGGGCGAGGAAAGCCAGGTTCAGGATGCGCCGCAGATAGCGTGGATAGAGGCCTTCGTGACGGGCGATCTGTTCCAGCTCGGTGACCTTTCCTGAGGTGATCATCTCGCGCCAGCAGTGCGCGCGGGCGACGGCCTTGAGGAGCGCTGGATCGATTGGCCGGGCTGCGGGTGCTCCCTGCGGTGCGATCACCAGAACCTCCTGGGAGCGGGCGTCCAGTTTGATCGGCTGGGAAATGGAGAGCGTACGAGGCTTTGCCTGATCGAACAGGGCTGATGGCAAAGCGTCGCAACCTCCTAGCGCGGCGACGAGGGCCGCCTGATCCAGGGTCACCTCTAGGCGGCTGTGCTCTAGCTTCACCGCCGCAACCAACTGCGGCCAGCCGGTGTCTGAGAGTGTTTCAGCCAAGCCTTCAAAGCCTGGCCTCATCGCTTCGCAGGCATAGCTGTCGAGCCCCAGGCCCAGCCTGTCGTTGATCGCCAGGGGGTCACTGACGAACGAGAGCAGCGCGGATTTGACCGCTCCTTCGATCTCGGCCGCTGGGAGGCGGAGAGGCTGCGGCCCACGGTTCAAGGGAGAGCCCTCGCTGGCGACGTAGTAGCGGTAGCGCCTGCCGCCCTTGCTGGTGTGCGAGGCGGTGAGGGGGAGGCCCTTCGCATCAAAGAGCTTGCCCTTCAGGAGCGAGGGCTCCTGGGCGCGGGTCCCGGCCTTGTGCCCCCGGTTGCTCTCGGCGAGCTTTGCTTGCACGGCGTCATAGAGATCTTGGTCGATGATGGCCTCGTGCTGACCGGGGTGGGTTGTACCTTTGTGGGTGATCGCGCCCAGATAGATGCGGCTCTTGAGGATGTGGTAGAGCGCCCCGCGCTCGAAGGCCTTGCCGCCGGTTGTAGATAAGCCGCACCGTCTCGGCCTCGGCCGCGTTGATCACGAGCTTACGTTCCAGGTGATCGTATCCCAGCGGCACGCTGCCACCCATCCACATGCCTCTGCGCTTGGAGGCGGCGATCTTGTCGCGGATGCGCTCTGCCGTCACCTCACGCTCGAACTGGGCAAAGGAGAGCAGCACGTTGAGGGTCAGTCTCCCCATGGAGGAGGTGGTGTTGAACTGCTGGGTGACCGAGACAAAGGACACACCCTTGCGGTCGAAGACCTCGACCAACCGGGCGAAGTCCGAGAGGTTGCGGGTCAGGCGGTCGACCTTGTAGACGACGATGATATCGACCCTACCGGCCTCGACCGCCTCCATCAGCGCCCGCAACGCCGGTCTCCGCGTCGAGCCGCCGGAATAGCCGCCATCATCGAAGCGTTCAGCGACCGCGACCCAGCCTTCCTGCTTCTGGCTGGCGATATAGGCCAGACAGGCCTCAAACTGGGCATCGAGCGAGTTGAAATCCTGCTCCAGACCTTCCTCCGAGGACTTGCGGGTATAGATAGCGCAGCGCTGGCTTTCGCCACCTTGTTCAGGGTCACGGGGCATCTGTCACCTCGGGGACCCTCGTCCCGCTGCCTTTCCGGGGCCGCGCAGCATCAGGTGCTGCAAGCGCCCCTGCGTTGGAAGGGGAAGATACCGTGCCTGGCGGTGCGGCTAGGTCCCGTGCCTTGCGCCGGGAGCGCTGGCCAAAGAAGGCCTGGCCATTCCAGCGCGTGCCGGTGATCAGGCGGGCGATCTCCGAGAGGCTGCCATGGAGGTCGCCCCGGTAGGCATAGCCCTTGGCCAGGACCGTCACCTCATGGACCTCCCCACCCCAGCGGCGGATGAGCCGCGTGCCCGGTTTGTAGGCTGGAACAGACGCTGGCCGGTAGGCCTTGTTGCGCCCCACCGCCTCGGCGATGCTCCGCAGTTCCTTGCGGGCCTGGGCCGAAAGTCCGCCTAAGCGCTTCTCCTGGAGGCGGTAGGCCACGAAGGCCAACAGCAGCTCGCGGCGAAAGCGCGGCGGCGGCGGATGGCCAAAGAGCTTGGCCCAGAGGGCTTTCAACGCATCGCGCGACAGGCTCTCGGCTACTTCGAGGCTGGGCAGGGTCATGGGACAGGACCTCCTGGCTGGTTCTCAGGAACTCCATGCACGCTCACAAAGGGGCCGAAGTCCAGTCAGGAAAGACGGGTGTTTCGAAAGTATCAGCCCAAGTCCCAGTAGCTTTGGCGTACTCCGCCACCAATTTCCACCTTGCCACAGTATTCAGGCGGATTGTCCCGCGCCCAGGCGAAGGCTTGACTGAGGCTGTCGACCTGATCGTCGTGCGGTGCTGAGGGAAAGCTGAGCAACTCTTCGAGAAAGTCTTCGCGCCAGGGCGCTTGCGCGGGGAGCCAGAGGCCGCCAGCCTGGATCTTCGGGGTAATGGAGATCAGCCGTTGCATCTTGTCGCCTTCCGGCTTGACCGCATCCACGGCAACTTGTTTGGCGCGCAGGTGCTGAATGAGGCTCTGCCCTGAACCCATGTCCTCGATCAGCAACGTTGCCGGATTGTCGCGGGCCTTTAACGCGTGCACCTGTTCGCAGAGCTCCGGGAAAGCGAGGCGCCCGCGCCAGAGTTCCAATAGGTAGAGATAGTCGCCGCGCTGCAGCCAGGTGGTGCAGACCGAATAATCGTTTGCCTCACCAGTCTTGTTCGCGGTGTCCCAGCTCTGAATGATGCGATCACTGGCCTCGGCCGTGGGTCTATCTTCATAAGAGCGGATCCACGCCTGCTTGACGCAGTTGCCCTCCGGTGCACGCGGGCTTTGCTGGTACTGGGCCTCGAAGGACAGACTGCCAATGCCAGCTCGCAAACCATCCAGAGTTGTTTGTGAAAGCCGTCCTGGAAACAAAAGATCACCGGGCTTTCGCCGTTTGACCTGGTCGCAGCCAAGAGGAATTCTCTCGTCATCCACGGCTATGGCTGGGAGCTTCAAGTGATGCCATTCGTCTGTGCTCTCCAGCAGATGGCCTGCGAGATCACCGAGGTGAAGGCGCTGGCTGACGAGGCAGATGCGGCCTTCGCCCGGATGATCGAGGCGCGAGCGGGCGACGCTGTCGAACCAGCGGTTGACACCTTCTCGCGCCGTCTTGGAGAAAGCGTCGTCGGCCTTGAGGGGATCGTCGATCAGGATGATGTCGCCGCCCAGCCCGGTCAAGGTGCCGCCGACCGACACCGCCAGGCGAAACCCGTTTTGCGTCGTGTGGAATTCCATTTCGGTGTTCTTAGAGCGTGACAGCTTTGTCCCAGGGTAGATTTCACGGTAGCGGGGCGACGCCATGATCAACCGGCTTTGATGCGAGAACCCGACGGCCAGTTTTTCCGAGTAGCTGGCGCAGACGATTTTCGTTCCGGGGTCTCTGCCGAGAAGCCACACCGGAAAACAGACGGATACCAGATAGGACTTCAGGCTACGCGGCGGCAGGTTGACGATGAGCCGGGTCATCTCGCCCGCCGCCAGTCTCTCCAGTTGGTAGCAGATCGCCTCGATGTGCCAGTTGTGCGCCAAGTGATGCCCCGGGTAAACCACATCGAAGAAGGTATGGGCAAAGGCCGCAAGGCTCGTCCGGCAATGGGCGTTGGCCGCGGCCCGGTCGATAGAGAGCTTCATATCAGCCTGCCTTTCTATTCTTCCTACGACCTTTGCGGCCATTGGCTTTGGCCGTTTGGCGCTGCCGCTCGGCCCAACGCGCCAGAATCTCCTGGTCGGTCTTGGTCGCTGCAACAGGGGCCACTTTCGCCTCATAGGATGCCAGGAGCTCGCTCATGCGGATCAATGCCATCATCACCTTCGGATCCCCCTTGAGGCCGCTCTCGACGAAACGGGCGATGATGGCGGCCAGCTTGCTATCGACCCGCGTGCGATCCCCCTCGCGCAGAGTGAGCTTGCGGTTCAACTCGATCGCCAGCAGGTCAAGCACGTTGAGACTGCCTTTTGGCCGTCCTCTGGGGTTGCCGGACTGGCCCTTGCGGAACCGGTGTTGTCTGGGGGGTCGGCCATAACCGACGCGGTCATCCTCAGGATTCGGTTGTGGATCGCTATCATGGTGTTTCATGAGGCAGCTCCTTTCTGCGCGGCGATTTCACTGGTGGGTTGCTCTCTGGCGATGCGGGCGGCGCTTTTGCCGCTGGCGGTCTCGTAGCGCGTCAAGATCACATCGCAGTAATGCGGGTCGAGTTCGATCGCCGCACAGCGCCGGCCCGTCCGTTCGGCGGCGATCAGCGTGCTACCGGAGCCGGCGAAGGGATCAAGGATCCAGTCGCTGCGGTCGCTGGCATCGAGGATGACATCCTTCAGCAGGGCGACCGGCTTGACCGTGGGGTGAAGCGCCAGAAACTGGTCGCGGTTAGGGCCGAAGCTGTTGACCCCGGCATAGGTCCAGAGGTTGGAGCGGTTGCGGCCATGGCGTCCCAGCGCCACGTTGTTGATGTGCGGCCCGGCGCCTTTCTTGAGGACCAGCACCAACTCATGCTGCGAGCGATAGAAACTCCCCATGCCCGCATTGGTCTTGGCCCAGACGCAAAGATTGAGCAACGCGAGCTTTGCAGCCCGCGTCGCCGCCAGCACTTCACCCAGGTGGCGCCAGTCCATGAAGACGTAGCCAAGCCCGCCGTCGACAAGGCGCCCCGCTGCGCATTCGAGAAAGCTCTGGAGAAAGCCGCTGAAGGCCGCCCCATCCATCTCGCCGCTGGCCATGGCGAAGTCCCCGTGCTGTGCCCGGCCCTTGCCACCCACGAAGCCGTCGATGGGGAGGTTGTAAGGCGGATCGCTCAGCAGCAGGCGCACCGGCTCGTCACCAAGGAGTTGCCTGTAGGATGACGCCGCCAGGGCATCGCCACAGAACAGGCGGTGCGGGCCGAGTTGCCAGAGGTCGCCCTGTTGGCAGCGCTCCTCGATGGCGACCCCGGGACCGGGAAGTGTTTCATCGTCGGCGTCTCCGGCGTCATCGCCCAACCGCAGGACCTGATCGATCTGCGCGCTCTCGAATCCGCTGAGTGTCAGGTCGAGGCTGTCATCCAGGGAGATCAGCGACTGGAGCTCCAACTGCAGGGCGCCTTCGTCCCAGGTCGCGTCCTCACTGATCCGGTTGAGCGCCAGGCGCAGCAGCCTCACCTCTGCAGCGGAGAGGTCGTCGATGATTACCACCGGGACCTCGGTCAACTCGAGGCGGACGGCTGCCGCCTTCAATGCGGCGCCGGCGACAATTCGAAGCTCCTTGTCGACGATGATCGGAAGAACGAAACCAAAGCGGTCGAGCGACCGGGCGAGTTTGCGGATCTGGCCCGCCGGATGCCTTCTGACCAACGGCAGGGGATCCTGGAGCGTTTCAAGCGCAACGAGCTGCGGTGTCAGGTCCCGACGGAGTGGATCGAGGTTTGAACCTCTGGTGGCTTTC